TCATTTCAATTATTTTTGTGCTGAAAAGCCCCTATTTTGTTAGATTATTTCACCATTTTCATATAATTAATCTACGAGTATGCTTATTTTGGATTATTTCATACCATTCACTGATATAATTTTAAAATTATATCATCATATGTGTTGTAATAATCTATTTTCGTTGATACAATATATATATGATATAATCTAACTGAAATAATCTATTATAAACATCTATTTAACAGATTATTCTACCACTTTTTTATAACGGAGAGATGTTCTACTGGTATATATACGTGCATTTTCTCGTCCCAGCAACATCTCGCTCTGCTGAATGGTGCGGTGACGTATTGGCTAAACTTTTCTGCATCGTACTCTATATACGCTAAGCAATCAGTAAAGTTAAATACCAAGACTAACGGGCGGGTCGCATCAGTCATCTTGTTGCAAGTAATCATCGTCGTGGGGTATGCTTTCATTGAGTTAGTTCTGCTTTTGATTTCGTAGTCCGTAATCTCATCAGTCGCATCGTATTTTGCATATTGCCCCTCCGTCGCCTTGATTACCCGTGCAAAGTATTCTTGCAAAGTTTCTATTACCTTGGGTTCTTGTCCTTTACCATATGTGTAAGAGTTGTTCCAGTGTACCATCTATATAATCAACAGATATTAATTATTGCTAAATAAAACGTATTGTTTAAAAAATAATCTAACCACTAATATATACAATGTCTAAGTTAAGCCCCGAAGAAAGGATTAATCAAAGAATTAGCACGCCGATGACGAATGATGATTTAGAGAGACATTCAGGTGTAAAGCCCGAAGACATTATTAAATATAGCGACTTGAAGAACTACTCCAAGATTGAAGAACTACTGCCTACTGATAAGTCGGCTCGCATTATATTAATTGAAGACAGATATAACCACGGGCATTGGGTCAGCGTCTTGCGGTATGGTAAGACGATAGAATATTTTAACTCTTACGGATGCAAGTGGGACTCTGACTGGAAGTTTATAAGCAAGATGATGCGTATGATACTTGGTGAGGCTACTAATGAAATGTCCCGCTTAATGCACCAAGCTGAAAAAGATGGGTGGACTACAATCTGGAATAAAAAGCGGTTTCAAAAGTTAGATGGTAAGATACAGACCTGCGGGCGATGGTGTGTCTTTCGTATTGAAACAATGAAGATAGGATACTCCCTCGACGAATTCACCGAACTCGTTGAGAGGCTAAGAAATGAAACAGGCGGGTCATCTGCCGACTACGTTGTTGCAAAATATGTTGAGTAATTATAACTTACACGTGGGCGGTATCAATGTTAGTACCGCCTTTTTTGGTTCTTCTATTTTTGGGAGGTAGTCGGGTATTTCTTGCAGGATAATCGGGCGGTTTGGTTGCGCCTTCGTGTTGCAATCGTGCGATACGCTGTTAATACCGCTCTGTGTCTTTTCTGCAAATTGCTTAACCATCAACGCTCCTACTGGGTCGTATAGTTGCTCTGTAATTCTAACACTGAGCGTGTTGAGTGCAATGTCTTGCAGTTCTTTGGAGTAAGATAAAGTGACCTTCTGGGTTTCTTCCATTATATAATATGTTATTAGATTATATATTGGCGCTAAATGAAATAATTAAAGTAAATACGGATATTGCGCGTGTGGGCGACCATTACCGAATAGCGTAGATGCCACCGCGTTGGTGACGTCGTCAAACCAATTACCTCCTATCATTCCTTTGCCTTCTAATCGTTTTAAGCGAGCCTTCTCTATTAATTCGGGTGTTGGTACAAAGAGTGGGACTTTGCGTGGTACGGGTACGGGCGTGTTTGATTTTCGCAGTTTATCAATTGCTGCAAAATTAAATGGTGCTGGCTTTGCTGGTGCTGTGAAATCAACAGCAGATGCGGACGCTCTTTTTCGTGTAGATGCTTTAAAAACAGAGGGCTGTACTGCGGGCGTTGTCTCGGGCTTGAATACCTTACCACTGCATTTTGGAACTTTTCTGGGTTCAATTCCTCTATCTCTTAATTCTTTAACTCGCTTCAAATTCGCCTCTGCTTTGTCTAATATCTTTTGAACGTCTGCGTCGTATTTATCATCGGGTGAAAATGGATTACCAATCGCGTTCTCGTCATTGGAATGGATTATATAAGATAAGTTTCTGTACAGGCACTCATATTTTGGTGGCTCTAACGCCTCGCGCACGTGGGTTCTGTATCGGGCTGCCCGTCCTATTTGCGCATCGGTCGCCCCTCCGTATCCATTACCTTCCAAGTCAGGTAGTTCATATTCTTCGTCATCAGGTGGTGGTGTTGCACCGAGTGCGCCCATTATATCGTTAAAATATCCATCGTCAGACAACTGCGGTGATGATGGCGGTGGTCTTGCTAAATCGTCGCTTGCAAATACGTTCGCAGGAAATGATAAATCGGCACCTCTATAATCTTCAATGTCTTCTTCTTTCTTTGCACGCTTTGGTTCACCACCTGCCGAGTCGGCTCTTGGTGCTTTCTTTGCCTTCGTTGCTTTCTTTGATGCTGGTGCTGATGCTACTGGTGCGCTAGAATTGTCTCCAATAATGTCGGGATAATCTTCAAATATTTTTAATAATAAATTTTGTCCGTTCAAGAACTTACCTTGTGGTGTTTTTTCTAATTCTTTAAACACTCGGTTCAGTTCAGGGTATGCTGCTAGTATCGCTTGGTAGTTGCCGTGTATTTCTCTTAAATTTTTGAACTTAGTTCTTGGCGATTGCTTGCTGAATGGTAGTTTTGCAGGCATTATATATATACTAACATATATATAATATTCTTGTTATTTGCTTAAATTACCGCCTGACCCAGATTTTGATGGTCTGACCCATTTTATTCATTGTTTTTGTAAAGTCCTCTCGGGAGGGGGGTGTTATAGGATAGTTTCAAAAAAAAGTGAAAAAATGGGTCAGACCATCAAAATATGGGTCACCCCACGTGGGTGCTTTCAGGCATACTTCTTTTGTGGGTAATTGCTGATTAATAACTCCGCACGCCTGTTTTCGTCGCCCTTGGCTCGCGACCCATGCCAGCCTGCCCGTACATTCCAAGTCTTGACCTGAAAATTCTTAAACAATTTGCGGGTATTGGGGCTGTCGTTAATCGTCATTAAAAAGTTGCCTTTAATACGAAACAGCACATCTGCAAGGCGCTGAAAATCAAAGTCCGCGTCCTGTGCATATTCAAAGTCCTTGTCGGTATTTTCGTAGGGTGGATCTAAAAAGAAGAAGGTGTCGGCGCTGTCGTATTTCTTGATGACCTCCGCGTAATCTTTGTTTTCTATCTTGGTATCCTTTAATGCTTCCTTCCAATCGTCCAAGTGTCGTCTGAGTTTATCAAGAGGATTACCTGGCTTATAAATACCCGTGCTTTTAACAACTGGCTTACCACTGAACCCGTAGCAAGTTTGGATAATGGCGTGTAATAGTTTATCTTCCTTCGTCTTGACGGGTTTGTCGTAGTATGCCCGCACTTTTGCAAGCGAGTCCAACGATTGATTATATTTATCAAAGTCCAATGATGCATTCTTAATCATATTAAAGCGCTGAGCCACACCCGTATCCAAGTCATTCAATATGTTTTCTTCTGCCTTGGCTTTATTATAAAAGATTGCACCCGACCCTGCAAATAGTTCCACATACCGCTTGTGTGGTGGTATTATTGGGACTATATCCTTACGATGGTAGTATTTATTACCCTGCCTGCAAAATGGGGTGCTTAATGATGGTGTACGCATTTCAGCACCGCCTTTCATTTTCAATTCTTCCAGCAATTTTGCAAGTTCAGTCATACCCGCCCCGATTATATTCACATTACCCGCGGGGGCTTGGGGTTGCGCTGGTAAGCGGGTCATTGCGTCATCAAAGTCCGCCTCTGTGTTTGCAAGTTCTTCTGCATCGTGAGTAGCATCTTCGTCGGTTGTTGGCGGGTCTGATGCTTGGGTATTTTGCAACCAAGCAAGAAGCGACTCACGAAACCAGCCCCTATTCCCGCCGAAACTTTCGTTTAAAATCTTTCTTAATCGTCTGTACTGGGCGGGTGTTTGAGGCACGAAGCCTCTTATAAGATTATACGACCATTCCCATCTATACGCATCCATTGGGGTCAATACGACATTGGTCGGGACATTGGCTGGTGGCGGAGGCATTGGTATTTCTTCTTCCTCATCAGCTACAACATTCATCATTCCACCTTTGTATTCTTTATCATTTTTTGGTATAATTAATCTATTCTGCGGATTAAAAAAGGTGTGCTTTTCGTCCACCAACTTGGGCGTTTTATAATATACTGGCTCGGGTAGCAGAGTGCGGTGTGGGTCAGTCATATCTTGTTGCAACTCACCAATCTCATACCATCGCCCGTCTTTTTGCATCCACACTTCTTCAAATAAATCATTGCCTGGTTGATTGCGCCATATCCATCTACCCTTGGGGGTCTTTACACGCACTATATCTATATAACTATCACTATTTTTTCGTGTAGGCGCACGCTTCTTCTTTTTAACAGGCTCGGCTGCGGGCGATGACGCATTATCATACGAGGGCGATGGTGCGGACACTGGTCTTGGTCTCGGTATAATATCAATCATTTTTGCTTTTGGCTCGGTAGAAGGCATTGCCTGCACCAACTTCTCGGGCTTGCGCCTCTTATCACCCGTGGGGATATAACCTTTCTTTACATCGGGGTCTGATATCGCGCACCCGTATGCAATTCCTTTTTTTTTTGCAAATTCTTTAACGTGTTCTATCCAACGATTAACCATATATATATACGCTAATATTTTTTCTAAATTAATCTTGTTTAATATAGTTGTTATTTGCGGTATCCATACTCGTACCCATCGCAGCTACATCCTTCGCCATTTCTTTCGCCGTGTCGCTGTATTTATCTGTTAAAAAGATATTGCGGAGCATACTGCTGCCCACTTTATTACCCATTATTTTATTCAACATACGGGTCATATCTGTGCTGGTTGCAACCTTACGACCATCTTGGTGAACCAAGAACGGCACGGGTAGTGGGTTCTTCTTTTTCAATTCTTTCGCATCTGGGTGGTGCATTAAATATACTTTGATAATATCCATCAAATCACTCGGTACAGGCAGACGCTTTTGTTGGTATTTCTTCTGGGTCTTATAGTTGTTGAAAATCCACTCTGCTTCATCAACATTCAAATAGTTAAACGCAGTATCGTCAGGGGTTTTCTTAACCACCAACATATCAGTGTAGTCTTTATTACGACGGGGTGCTTGCAAGCAGTAATGAGACAGGACGACCAGTTGCAACAGGCGCTCGTATTCATCAGCGCTAATCTTTTTCTTACCTTGTATCTCGGTAAGAATGCTTTTTAACTCGTCGCACTTTTTCATTACTTCGTCTTGTCCCATCCAATTTTCTTTCTGGGTCTCG